AAGGCTATGAAAAATTTGTTTTAGAAGGTGCTCAAACGCTAATTGCACAAAGTCGTCCTACTATTCAATTAGAAATTGTTGCCAATCAGTGTCGTAAATTTGGATATCTAGCAGAAGATATGATCGAATGGATTCGTTCGTGGGATTATACCGTTGTAAGTAAAAACCGGGGCAATCTCTATGGACAATTTACCAGCGATGGCAAGCAGATCTTTTACAACGGCGAACACTATAAGCGTGAAATGGATTTATGGTTTCAACCAAACGAGCGTGTTCGAGTAAGCCAAGCAGAATTGCTATTTGATTTTGGACAAAACCTAACTTGACATAACCTAGACTCGGTGTTATACTATATGTATGGTGCTAGATCGCACTGGTTTTAGAGAGAAACTAAAATGGCAACAATGATGAAAGTAGAGTGGAATACTCCTGATAAAAAGTATCACAGCAGTCTTCTTGAGCACGATGCCGCTTGGGAATTGTATTATAGTTTAGAAGATGAGGGATACCCGGTTGGCATTGAATCTATGAGTCGCTGGGAATGTCAACAATACTTCAAACAACAATTGGAGACAGCAGAATGATTACCATCGGCGAAGCAATGGACTATATTGAAGGATTGGCAATTGACAATGTCAGCCTGTTTGATGCACCCATTCAAGACTTTGTGATACAAGACGAAGCGGGTGTAGAATATGTTATTCGTTTGGAGAAACTCAATGCTTGATGCAGAACAACAATTGGCACTAATTCAATATGCCGCTCATTTGCCTAGTCGTGAGTATAACGACTTTATGACAGCATTGCGTACCGTTTGGGCAGAATCACATCCTGGAGAAGAAGTTGAAGGAGCAGTTTTGCCCATTAGTCAGGCTTTACTAATCATTAAACAACATTCTGAAAGGATGAAAAATGGACAGCAATCAATTAATTGAACACATTCGCGAACTCAATAAGCAAGAAGCCATTGAGCACGAACGCCGACGCCAAGAAGCGTTAAATAAGATTAGAGAGTTGCGTCGAAGCCAGAAAGAACAGGCGGAACTGAACCACTAGGAGATTTGAGTATGGCACATTTATTCCAAAAGGAATATTCTAATAAAGAAATTGCGGCACACATTTATAAGATTTCGGGCGTTGCCGCTTGGCTGGTAAAAGAGTTTGTGGGCGTTGCACAGGTTAAAGAAACCCAATTTGATTCTGAAGCAGAAGCAGACAAGTATGCCAAATCTTTAGTCGCAGACAAGAAGAAAATCGCAAAGAAAGAACAAGATTCAACTGACGAGTGACTCCGGCAGTTGTGACAGCGGATTGGGCTTCCCGTCCATTTCTCAGCATTTCCCCCCGTAATGTTCCGCGAAACGGGGGTTTCTTTTGGTTGTTTTAACCATTGACTATAAATAACAGAGAGCGTATAATATCTATATGTTCAACACAATAGTAAGGAGAATACTATGTCAGATGTAGCAGTGATTATTACCAATCCTAAAAATAATCGTAAAATTAAACTTTATTGTTCTAGCCCAGAATCATTGACAATGACTATTGATACTGCCCGTAAAAAAGGCAATACCTTTAAAATTGTTTTACCTTCAGGTGATGCCTATGACGAGCATACCATTAATTGGGCATTAGATACCTTGTTCAATATGGAGAATGTATAATGAAATATATTACTCCACTTTCGGAAGATTCTAGGCACTATGACATTATCTGTTATGACAATCTACCAGATGAGCATTGTCTAGTTTCACAGGCTGAATTCGATCGTATTATGGCTCAGGCTGACTACAATTTTATTGAATTGAATAGCACACTTAGAGCACACTTAAAGGTTAAATGATGAAAACACTATTGACTTTAGTACTGGCTAGCATCCTAACTGCTTGTGGTACTCACGGCGAACCCTTACTACTTGCCCGTATCTATGACAATAACGATCCTTGCCAATTTCAGAATATACGTGGTACTACTATGAATGAGAAGGTAGCCAATATGCCTAGTTTCTGCGGTAGTAGTGGAAACCGTCAGACTATCTATGCTACTCCTAACGGTAAGCCCGTGGGTGCTCCTGTAGGCTATGTCAAGAAAAATTGAACTTAATTGGCACATAGTCTGCGGTTCTATGGAAATAGAAGAACTGCTACGCTATAAAAGAATCAGCGGGTGGAATCCTAAAAACAATCGCCACTTGCTGTTTCTTGCCATTAAGTATCCAGAAACAGAATTCTATCGCGGCAGTTGGGGTCCTGAACTACTACACTTTGTGGATGACGGACCCTACCGTGGTAAGGTGGGTAAAATTCATTGTACCTATGAACGCTACAAGGACATAGCCCATTGGTTCTTAACCAATATGTTCCCCCCATAATCAACCCTTTCTTTATTCAATGTGATAAATAATTTTATGAGTAGATCCGGACCCCGCCCCCACGTATGGAAAGTGCAAGGAGAAATCCCGCACCAACAATATCTTGCTTGGCTACAGATGAAAGCACAAGCCAATTATCGAAAAGAAATGTTCGCATTAAGTTTCGATGAATTCCAGCGATTATGGCTGGGCTATTGGGACAAGAAAGGCAGAGGCACTGACGACTATTGCCTTACTAGGGATGATCCTGATGGTGCTTGGATATGGGGTAATGTAGTGTGTATGCCCCGTGTTGAACACCTACGCCGTCAGAAAATCTATAAAATGGAGAAACGGAAAAATGGCAACTAGAGTAATAAAATACATACCCAAGAACACGGGTGCAGGTACAGAATACAGAGAATGCGATCCACAAGACTTAGCCTGGATACAGACTCAATTAGTTAGATATGTGACTATTATGGGCGAGTTGGATCAGAACAGAGACGAGGACAGCAAGTGGGTTCGAGATCAATGGTGGCACAAGCGTACTGATAAAGTCCATAAAGGACAACTAGGACAGAACACTCCTTGTTCAATAATCAGCGGTATGATTAACAATATGATGTTCAAGGAACCCGCACAGCGAGATTTAACCAACAAGCAGATGGAAGACATTGAATATGTGTCAGCAATTATGGGCAACTGCTATGAAGGCTTACAGCCCATTAGGTTCCAGATAGGCTTTTAATCCCTTAGTGTTTCCTGTATAATAAAACATTATAAGGAAGCACAATGCCACAAACAGAACACAGAAATCTAGTGGAATCTACGGAAAGTCTAACAAGAGAACAATTATTAGCCATATTAGCACCCTTGCCCGCAGACGGAGTTAAATATCAATATGAACAACGACTTTATGAACACAGGCTGGGATCCTTACCAGTCATTGATGCAATGCGAGCAGAACATACTTCAGTGTGCGGGGGCAATTAACAACGGCACAGAAGTGATGAAAGACTTGGCATATAAGTATAATCATCAGCAAGAAGTAATACAACAACTGATGTTCAATAATAAAAAACTCACTGGACAACTTAATATGCAGTCCAGTCAAATAACAAGATTGCTAACAGATATAGAACTCTTAAAGCAACAACTTCAGAAGTAATTAAAATGCCCGTTATAGACGGGTATTTTTTTCATCTACTATAAATAATAGTATGAATGAAATACACGACAGCGGAGCCGTCTCCTTAAAACCCAGTAAGAAACAACTCACAGAAGGCAGTATTCTGGGATACCCTATTGGTAGAGACAAGAAGATAGTTCCACCAGAAGAGGTGCAAAAACTTGCAGCCTTGGGGTGCAGTAATCGCGATATAGCCAACTTTTTTGGCATTGAAGAAAGCAATGTTTCCCGTCATTTTGCCGCCTTTCTTACAAAAGGGCGTGAGGACTTAAAGATAGCCTTA